TCTGAATCATCAGTTAATGAAGTTAATTTATTAAGAGAAAAAAATGAAGAGTACAGAAAAGCACTTGACGTTTTTAGAACTAAATTAAATGAAGTAGCTGTTTTCAATTCTAACTTAGCTTACGCAACAAGATTGTTTACAGAACACTCGACCACAAAACAAGAAAAAGTTAACATCTTAAGAAGATTTGATAATGTTGAGTCTTTAAAAGAATCAAAAAATCTGTACAGAATCGTTAAAAATGAGTTAAACTCATCTGGTTCTTCATCAGAACAAAAATTAACCGAGTCAATTGAAAGAACTGTTAATAGAACTGTTGAAACAGGATCGTCAGTGAATTTGATTGAATCAAAAACTTATGAAAATCCTCAATTCTTGAGAATGAAGGATTTAATGGGAAAATTAAAATAAACATAAACAATAAATAATAAAAACTCAAAAAAAAATGGGAGCATTATTAGAATCAGGTCTTGTAGGTAACATTGGGTTGAAACACCTTAAAGTTATCAAAGAAGACACAATTAACAAATGGGACAAATTAGGCTTTTTGGAAGGTTTAAAAGGTCACTTAAAAGAAAACGTAGCTCAATTATATGAGAACCAAGCATCTTTCTTGATTAACGAGGCATCTTCAGACGGATCTTCTAACGGAGCATTCGAAACTGTAGTTTTCCCTATCGTAAGACGTGTATTTTCTAAATTATTGGCTAACGATATCGTATCAGTACAAGCTATGAACTTACCAATCGGTAAATTGTTCTACTTCGTACCTAAAATCCAAGGTTACCAAAACGCATCTTCAGAAGCTGCTAATTTGTACCCTAACTCTACACCTAACAATGGTGATGCGGGTGGGGAACACTACGCACCACTAGGAGCACCTAACGGACCAACTAACCCTAACGTAGGTTATCAGGCATCTGCAGGTGGATACCCGTACAAAAAAGACCTTTATGATTTATTCTATGAAGGTAATGAGGCTGGATTAGATCCTCCAGGATTGTTCGATTACTCTAAAGGTAAGTGGACTGCGGTAACTGCAAACACAGCTGTTCAACAGTGGGTTGGTAGTTCATTAGTTGATGCACCTTTAACTGTTTACGCTGGAAACACAAGAAAAGTTATTATGAAACTTTGTGGATTCAACAATTCAGGTGCAGGTAAACTTATCGGACCTGATGGTAACGAAATGGATACTGAATCATTCCTTTCAGATTTAAGAATCTACGGAACTTCAGTTATTTCTGCTTCTACAACACCTTGTAACGTATTAACAGGTACTTACGGTAACCAAACTGTATTCGTTCCTTTATTATTTAGAGTTGTTACACAAATCTACGGTAAAGGTATTGTTGATTATGGTAATAACCAAGCAACTGTATTTAACAACACTGGTACATTCCCTAATACACCAACTAACGGTGGTAATGGTGGTAACTATAATGATATCTGTGATAACAACGGTTGTATCTATTTAGAGATAGATTTATCTTGTCCTGTATGTGCTGACTGTGACGCAACATCTTTAGATGGTTACACTGGTACTACAATCTATTCAGGTACTTCAGGTACTTCATTCATGGCTTGGTATAGAAGATATGCTGAGATGGAATTCGAAGATCAAATTGGTGAGGTTTCTTTTGACCTTGAGTCAGTAACTGTATCTGTTACAGAAAGAAAACTAAGAGCACAATGGTCTCCTGAATTAGCTCAAGACGTAGCTGCATTCCATAACATCGACGCTGAGGCTGAGTTAACAGCATTGTTATCTGAGCAAGTTGCAGCTGAGATTGACCGTGAAATTTTACGTGACTTACGTAAAGGTGCGGCTTGGAACCTACGTTGGGACTATAATGGATGGAGAAGAATCTCTGGAAATATGACTTACACTCAAAAAGACTGGAACCAAACATTGATTACAGCTATCAACCAATTGTCAGCACAAATCCACAAGTCAACACTTCGTGGTGGAGCTAACTGGATTGTTGTATCATCTGAGGTTTCTGCAATTTTTGATGACTTAGAATACTTCCACGTATCTAACGCTTCACCTGAGCAAGACCAATACAACATG